GCAGCAACTGCTGGAAATGAAATTGCTAAGAAGTCAGATCTTCAGGCTCTTTCTTCTGGTCTTGACTGGAAGACAGCTGTAAACCTTCTTCACAATGTAAATGTTACAAGCATGCCAACATCAATTGATGGACATGATATAACAGAAGCTGAAATTGGATACCGAATTCTTTTAACAAACCAATCAGGTTCATTGCATGATGGTATTTATGAAGTTGTAGCAAATGATCCAGCAGGAGTAACGCTTCAACCTGCAGCAGATGCTGATGTATATACCGAACTAATTGGTGCAGCAGTATTTGTAATGGAAGGTGATCAATACGCAGCAACTTCTTGGGTTCAAAGTAACCACTACATAACAGACTTTACTAACCAAGACTGGATTCAGTTCTCAGGACAAGGTACATATATTGGTTCCAACTCAATTCAAGTTGATGGAAATCAGATTAATGCCCTTGTAAATACAGATAAGGGTCTAGCAATTGATGGAGACGGAATAAAGACAGTTCTTGGTGAAGGTCTTGTATTCTCTAATAGCGGAGCAGTAACACTTAATCCTGGAACAGGATTTGATATAGCTACTGGCTATCTCAACTTCGCTGAAAGCTATGGAGTTAGAAAATTCTCACAAAGCGTTGGAGATGAAAATGCTACATCATTTGCTCTAACCCATAACTTCTCAACAAGAGATGTAACAGTTCATATCTATGATAATGCATCACCATATGCACAAATTGAGGCAGATGTTGAGCATACTTCAACATCAGTTGTAACTGTTAAATTCTCTACAGCACCTGATATTGATCAGTACAGAGTGGTAATCGTAGGATAATATGTCAAAGAAATTTTTAACCCCGATAGTACCACCAGTTTTGGATACAGATCCTTCTGGTGGTACTGAAGGTGCTATTTATTTCAATTCTTCAACAAATGCTCTAAAATTTTATAATGGTACTAGTTGGGTTGAGCTTTCACAAGCTGGTGGAGCAACAGCTGCCAGCTCAATTAGAACATTAAATGCAGCACCATCATCTCCAGCAGAAGGAGATGTTTATTTTGATACCGTTGAAAATGTAATTAAAACATACAACGGAGTTAGCTGGTCAGATGTCGGAGGTCCTAAAGCGTTATTGGACCACGTGCATAATTACGACGGAACTGTTGGGTATATAAATTACGGTACATTTGTAGATACCTCCATTGTATCCTATGACGCAGGAAATGCGTACTCAACACAATTTAATGATATACTTGACGGAGGTAACGCATAATGGCAATTAGAATACAACTTAGAAGAGATACAGCCGCAAATTGGACATCGGCAAACCCAGTCCTGCTTGCAGGCGAATTGGGCATTGAAACAGATACCCTTAAATTTAAAGTAGGCAATGGAACAAACTGGAATGATATTGCAAATTATGCCAACACAACACCATCAGATCTTACTAGCACACTAGATGACTACATCTTAGCTTCAGATAGAGGATCTGCAAATGGAGTTGCCTCTCTTAATTCAAGCACAAAGGTTCCAAATACACAGATTGATAGCACGTATTTTGCTACAGTTACTAGCGTCAATACCGTTTCTAGCGATTTAAATACAACAATTTCAACATTAGATACGACCCTAACTACACAAATTACTGATTTAGAGACTTCTTTAAATACAGAAGTCACATCAATTAATGAGACTATTACTGGAATATCAACAGACATATCAGATATAACAACAACCGTGTCTGGTCATACAACAGATATATCAGATTTAGATTCAGCAAAAGCACCTAAGGCTAGCCCAACCTTTACGGGAGATGTAGTTCTTCCTTCAACAACTACTATTGGTGATGTATCTTCAACTGAAATTAGCTATGTAAACGGAGTTACATCTGGAATTCAATCTCAAATAGATTCAAAGGCCTCATCAACATCTCTTTCAAATCATGCTAGCGACACGACAGATATTCATGGAATTACTGACACATCGTTACTTGTAACAACGACAGGAACACAAACTCTTTCTAATAAGACATTATCTAGCCCAACAATTTCAGTATCAACAGCATATAATTTTCCACAAGGAAATGTTTATGCATGGAAGGGGCCAGGAAAAGTAACTATTGAGTTTAATAGCACATATGCAGCAATAGCTGCAGCTGCAACATCTAATGACATTCTTCCAATTACAATTTCTGGTGGAACTGCAATTGATGGAACGTATAACTTGACTCAAGTTAGCTATTCTGAGGGAAATGCCTGGGATGGAGAGTCTACCGATTCTACTTTAACTGGATCAAGTATTTCAGATGCTGGCCCAGATTTATTAACAAATGCTTATGCAAATGCAGTTGTGTCTATTGGAAGCGCAACAACAGTTTCCTCAACAGAAATCTTATATCTTGATGGAGTAACTTCTAGTATTCAGACACAGTTAAATTCAAAGGCTTCATCATCATCTCTTTCATCACATGCTTCTGACACAACCGATGTTCATGGTATTGCTGACACATCTGTTCTTCTTACAACTGCAGGTGGAACAGTAGATGCTTTAACGATTACTGGAAATCTAACTGTTAACGGAACTACAACTACAGTTGATACTGCAAATCTTGAAGTTACAGACTCGCTTATATACCTTGCGTCTGAGCAATTTGATACAGATGCTCTAGATATTGGTATCTTTGGTGCATATGGTGATGTTCAGTCAGGCCACTTCCACACAGGTGTTGTTCGTGATGCATCAGATGGAAAGTGGAAATTAGTTTCTAATGCACCAGAACCAGTAGACAACGCAATTGATTTTTCTGGAGTTACATATGATACTTTAAAGGTCGGTGGAGTTGAATTTTCTGACGGAGCTCAGACCAAGGAAGGCGTCCCTTCAAGAACACCTATTATTAATAAGACAGGATCTTATACTCTTTCAAATCTAAGCGAAAGAGACTCTATGATTGAAGTAGCTTCTTCATCTGGAACTACAATCACAATTCCAACAAATTCAGCTGTAGCCTTCCCAATTGGAGCATCAATTGATATTTGTCAAACATCGACTGGCCAAGTAACAATTGCTGGAGACACTGGAGTAACTGTAAATTCAACTCCAGGCTTAAAGCTTAGAACTCAATGGTCAACAGCTACACTATTCAAGCGTGATACAAATACATGGCTTGTCTATGGCGACCTCACAGCATAAATAAATATAGTATAATAAACTTAGCAGATAGGATTTAATATGAGTAAAAGAGCTGGAAGACATTCATCTCAATCTAATGACTTTTTAGAGCCATCAGAAGTAACCGACCTATCCGCTTCAGATGTTGGAACAAATAGACCATATTTAGCTACAGCAAATACTACTTCAGCTGCCTCTGCATCAGGAACAGGTGCAGCAGCATCTTTATCATGGAATTTGCCATCTAACTCACCAGCTGCAACATCTTATACTATTACAACAACTCCCACAACTTATACAGTTGAGACAGGTACATCAGACACAACATATACTTTTCAGGGCTTGAAGTCAGACACGGCATATACATTTACTGTTGTAGCTACAAATGCTTCTGGATCTTCGGATTCAGTTACATCTTCATCTGTTACAGTTACAACTGTACCAGCCATTATGTCTGCTCCAACAGCATCATCACCAAATGCTAACCAAGATGTAGTTTCTTGGACAGCTCCAGCTAATGGTGGAAAAGCAATTACTGGATATACAATTAAGTCCTCTGATGGACCTACTTCTTCAGCAGATGCTTCAGCTACATCTCGTACAATTGATGAAACTGCTAACACGTCTCAGACATACCAGATCTTTGCTACAAATAATAATGGAAACGCAGCATATTCTGCTAGCTCAAATAGCATTACCACTACTGCACCATTCTTCCCTCCATTCTTCCCGCCATATTTCCCGTACTTCCCGTACTTCCCACCATATTTCCCACCATACTTCCCATATTTTCCACCTTACTTCCCACCGTACTTCCCATCATTTGGACCGTACTTCCCTCCATTCTTCCCACCATCATTCCCATACTTCCCATATTTTAAGGGAACAAAATGTATTGATGGAGAAACTCGTATCCTTACATCAGATAGAGGATACATCGCAGCTAAATTAATTCAAGCTGGAGATAATATTCTTACAATTGATCCTGCTGGATTAGATGGAGAGAATATATTAGGTTCATCTACCGACTTAGCCATTAGTCTTATTGAGGTTCAAGTAATTAGTGTAGAAAAGGATGTTAAGGATGTTATGGCATTCAATAATACAAGCATATTCTACTCAGCAGCTCAACCACTAATTGTAGATAGAGATGGCAAGTTTGATCATATTCTAGCTGGAGAAATTAAAGTTGGAGATACAGTAATTGATATTGATATTGAAAATAAAACTATCTCAAATGTCTTAGTAGAATCAATCGAGCTTGAGTCCATGAGAGATGTTTACGATATTAGAACCTCTCCATATCAATGGTATATAGCCGAAAACAATATTGTGATCTCGTAGTATTATCAAGTAACAACGCTTGCTACTATTGTATCTTATAACTGCAAATGTTATAATAGTTGTCGGAGGCTATTATGCAAAATATTGAAGATAACTGGTTTGAAAAAGATAGAACAGAGTCTACATCTGTTAGAATGCCAGATAAAGATTTTAATGGCATTAGGGTTTCTAATCCAGGATTTGGCTTGAATGTATATCACCATGCGTTTTCAAAAGATCAGATAGATAGATATATCTCTGTATTAGATCGCAGCCTAGGCAATAGTGGCCCATTTGTATGGAATGAGGCAAGGGTCACAAATGATAATATGCCAATCAAAAAAGCAAGAGACTGTGTTGACTTTAAGATGAACTTTAAGTCGCTTGGTCCAAAAAATCAATTAAATGCCGAGCTTCATGAAATTTATGAAGAGATATTTGAAGGACTAAGAAAATGTGTAGATGATTATGCACGATACTGGGGAATCAATGTAAACTTCTATGAAATATTTAACTTTGTTAAATATGAAGGAGAAGGAAAACACTTTAGAATTCATGCAGATGATGGCCCTATGTACAAGTGTGCAGTTTCTGCAGTTATTTATTTAAACGATGATTATGAAGGCGGTGAGATATATTTCCCAAGACTTGATAAGACAACTGTTAAACCAGGGTATGGAGATATAGCGGTATTTCCTTCAAACTATGCATATGAACATGCATCACTTCCAATTAAATCTGGAACTAAATATTGTGTAGTTGTTATGATGGATATAAATGATCTGGCACATAAAGATAATCTTTATGGTGTTAGAATTAATCAGAATGGACAGATTGTATGATGGATATAAATTCAGTAAACAATAATGCTGCGACGCAAACTTGGAGCAATATAGAGGAAGTTGGCCCAGGTATTTTAGTTTACCACAACGTCTTAAAGCCAGAGATGGACATTATTAATAGGCTTGAAGATGTTTTGGGTGGCAAGGACAACCAGTATAAGTGGGAAGAAGCCTATGTTGGTTATAGACAAAGAATGCCAGAGTACAGAGACTGTGTTGATTTTAAGTTTAAGAAGACAGACATTGCTGGAGATCCATCAGAGGCCTCTTTAAAGCTACAGCAAATTTGGCAGGACTGCTACGATGCACAGCTTCCTGCAGTGCAAGATTACTGCAAGAGATATAATATTAATAATTTGAGATATTGGGAAGCGTTTAACTTCATTAGATATGGCGAAGGACAGCACTTCATGGAGCATCACGATCACGGATACTCTTATAACTGTACTTTGTCTTTAGTATCATATATTAACGATGACTATGAAGGCGGAGAGATTTTCTTTAGACTCCAAGGCGTAGACTATAAGCCAAAAGCTGGAGATACAGTCTTATTCCCATCAAACTTTATGTATCCTCATCAGGCTAAGAAGGTTCTAAGTGGAACAAAGTATTCCCTTGTAACCATGCTTGATTATAGTGATAAGTATCACAAGCCAGAGTTCTATCAAGAAACTGGGTCTTAATGTCAATCATTAAAGCTTACAAAAGACACGATAATGCTTTAATGATTCACCCTTTGCAGGTGCAGCGTAAATGGATGGATGAAACGCCAGCTAGACACGCATATCATTGCTATCCAGTAACAACCGCAAATACTATTGGTTGGACATTATCATTACCTTATGATGTAAGTTTTATATGGGATGGAATTAATGATACCAGCGGAGACCATATTGAAATATTTGAAGGAAGCGATCACACATATACTGGAAGAGGTCAATCAAGCGTAAGCTTTAATACTGGTATTGTTTTGAAGTCTGATAGCAATATTAGTGTTCTGACCATTACGCCACAAAATTATTTCTACGAGGATTTTGAAGTAATCTCATCCCTGATGAGCACTTCCTTTTTTGAAACTGAATTCCCATTAGCAATAAAAGCACGAACTGCAAATAAGTTAATTACAATAAAGGCAGGTCAACCTATAGCAACAATAATACCTATCTCACTAACATCTTTAAAAGAAGAGTCTATAGAAATACTAGATTTTATAGAGACAGATGAATATAATAATAGATTAAAATCTTATGGTGACGCAGCACAGGTAATTAATAAATCTGGTAAATGGACAGACTGGTATCGTGATGCGGTAAACGAAAATGGAGAAAAAATTGGAGAGCATGAAGTAAAAACCTTGAAGCTTCAGGTTATCAATAATAGTAGATGGAAAAATGATGTCTAATAAAATTCAGTTTATTGCAAATAGGCCTTGGCTTAAGAAGTCAGATATAAATAAGCCAAGCTCAATAATTAAATTTATTCCTGAATGGTTTCGTGATGCAGACAGGTTTGCAGTAGATCCAAGAACAAATGAATTTTGGATAGGTCCAGATGGTGGCAAAGTTCCTACATGGAAAGCATGTCCAGCGTTATTCGATATAATGGCAACTGGATATGCATTAGTAACTCCATGCGACATAGAGTTCTTTATAAATGATAACGGTAATATTGACTCTAGGATATCAGATGAGAGATACCGTGATTTTTGCTCTGCAAGGCCTCAGATGCCTCAATTCGAGCACCCCCATGGTTTCTATAAAGAACACTTCGCTTGGTTCCCAGAATGGGCTGTAAAGGCTCCTGAGGGGTATAGTGTGCTCTACTCATCACCATTTAATAGATATGATCTTCCATTTATTACAGTATCTGGAATAATTGATAACGACAAGGTTAATCTGCCAGGTTCAATGCCATTTTTTATACGTGATGGATGGACTGGGGTTATCCCAGCTGGAACCCCTTATGCTCAGCTTCTTCCATTTAAAAGAGAAGACTGGAGATCTGATCATTTAATTCCAGACCATCATTCTATGATTAAGAATAATATGGAAAATTCTAAAAAGTATAGAGTACCAAATGGTGGGATATATAAAAATAAAGTATGGTCTAAAAGAACTTATGAATAGGAAATGGTAAAATAGTATTATGGACAACCAATATTCAAATAGTCACTCAAATGATAGATTTTCAATAACTCCGTCTGGATTCTTTGGATCTTCTCCAGATATGATTCAGGCAAGAGAAAACTTTATGACTCAAGAAGAGCATGAGTTTCTTTTAAATGCCGCAAAGAATTTAACTCATTGGGATGTTACAGAAACACATTATAATGAAGATGGCACAGTTATCTATGATTCAGAATATTGGAAAGACAGAGTTGCAACCACTCCATCCCTAGACAAGGAAGATCCTGAAATTGCTAGAGTTATCCTAGGGCTTGTTAAAAGACTCAAGGTTGAGGTTGATGAATTCTTCAATGTTGACGCCTTGCCTACAAGTCCAGCTATTGTAAAATGGCTACCAGGACAATTACAGATGCCCCATGCAGATAAAGAGCTCCATGAAGGAAGCAATGCTGGAAAGCCAAATGATTTCCCTTGGTATGATATTGCTGGTCTATTTTATTTAAACGATGACTACGAAGGCGGAGAACTATATTTCCCAAATCAAGGAATCCAGTTTAAGCCAAAGCCTGGGGCTGCATACTTTTTCCCTGGAGACATGAACTATGTTCATGGGGTAACAAGAATTGAGTCTGGTACTAGATATGTTATTCCATTTTTCTGGACAGTATTAAAGCATACTGGAGAAAAACAGCCATGATAGAAAAACAATGTACTTGTGGTAGATCCAAGCTCTACCCATTTTGTGATAATACTCATAAGATTAAACTGTCAAATGTAAAGCAAGATGCTCCAGAAAAAAGAGTCATAAGCGACTCTATGATTTTGCACCTAGATGAGCCAGAGAAAAAGCCAGGATTTAACTATAATAGAATTATAGAAGTTCCAAACTTTATAACTCCAGAGGATGCAAAAACACTAATAAACTTTTTAGAAGATCGTGCTAGATGGGGCCACATGCCATTTTATGGTGCATTAGGACAAAGTTTAGTTGATAACGATCCAATTCTTAAAAAGCATGGCATGTCAGACACATACTTTTCCGAGCTAATAAATAAGCTGAAGGAAAAGGTAGAGATGGGTTTTAACAGAAAAGTAAAAAATAGAATTATGAATGCACAAAAGTGGAGACAGGGTGCATATGCAGTTGTACATTCAGACAACTCAGACTACGAAGGAACATCCAACCCTTTTGAAGAGGATAAGTTTGCAGGAGTTTTATATCTAAATGATGATTATGAAGGGGGAGAACTTTATTTTCCAGGGCACAATCTTTCTATAAAGCCATCAGCCTACTCCTTTTTCTTTTTCCCTGGAGGGATAGATAATTTACATGGTGTAAGCGAAATTAAGTCTGGAGTCAGACATACTATAATGTCATTCTGGGACTTTGAAGAGTCCGAGTATACTCAAGAAAAAAGAGATCAGTGGGCAGCAGAGATTAAGTCTTGGATAGAGCAAGCAGAAAAAGTTACTAGTGAATATGTAGATCCTTTAGAAAAAGAAAATGTCGGTGATCAAAAGTGAGCGATGGAATAATAAAAAGCATAGATAAGTCAACATTCATTTATTACAAGGACGAGCCAAACGATAAAGGCGTACTCAATGTTCCAGAAAATAAAATAGTAGAGATCCCAAATTTTGTTAGCGCCGAAATAGCTCCAAAGATGATAAATTTTTTTGAGGAGTGCGACGTTGATTGGGGAGACATTGCTTTTTATGGTTCTTCAGGTAAGGGTATCAAGGCTGATCCCGCATACCTAGAGAGCTTTGGGCTTACTGGTACATTTTTTTCAGATATTAAGGATAAGTTTCAAGAAGCTGTTCAGATAGTTTTTAATAGAGAAGTTAGGGCAAATACATCTCATGCTCAAAAATGGGATGTCGGTGGATTTGCCAGCGTTCACTCAGATAATTCTAATAACGATGGGGTTCCCAACGCATTCGAGATTAATAAGTATGTTGCTATTCTTTATCTAAATGATGACTATGAAGGTGGCAATCTATATTTCCCACAGCATGATATTTCATTTAAGCCAAATGCATATTCTCTCTATACATTCCCTGGCGGGGTAGAAAACTTGCATGGTGTTTCAGAAATTACTAAAGGAACAAGATACACCATGGTATCGTTTTGGGACTTTGCGGATCTTGAATACGATGAAGCAACAATTGAAAAATGGAAAGAAGAAGAAAAGCAAGTAAGAATAGAGCAAGCAGTTCAAAAGGAGGAGTGGGCTAAAGGTATTAAGTAGCCACACACACATATGGAAAAGGTAGTTTATAGAGACGATATAGTTGAATACAAAAACTTTTTATCAGATGAAGAATGTGATCAGCTAGTTGCATATTATATTAGTGGTGAAGATGGTTGGCAAAAAACATGCTTCTACAATTCTGCAGTAATGGATCCAATTTACCCATATACCAAAAATAATAACTCTATAATTAATGACGATTACTTTAAGTCTCTGAGAACTAGCCTTCACCATAAGGCAGAAGAAGTAGCTGGTAGAAACTTAAGAAACTTAAGCATGAGTGCACATAAGTGGGAAATAGGTGCATATGCAGCAGACCATTCTGATAATACTGATTTAGACGGCACACCAAATGCATGGCAGGACAATAAGTTTGTTACAATCATTTATTTGAATGATAATTACTCTGGTGGGAAACTAACATTCAAAAATCACGATCTTGAAATTCAGCCAGGTAAAGGAAGTCTGATAGCATTTGATCCAGGATACGATAACCTTCATGCAGTAACCGAGATATTAAGTGGTACAAGGTATACAATGCTGCTATCGTGGGACCATGATAATATTAAGTATTCTGAAGAGCAAATTGCTGATATGCAAAAGCAAAAGGAAGAGCAAAAGTATTTGCAGGATAAGCAGAAGCAAGAGTGGGAAGCTGGAAATAAGAATGCTTAAATATGATGCTCCACATGAAAAGATCCATGTTTATCATGATATGATCAGGTCGTCTATTGTAGAAGATATAGAGTTGCTAGACATATTATCTGATCCAAATTCAACTATTCCAAAATGGAAGACATGGTATCCTTCTGGCGCAGATAACGAAGAGGCACTAGCCTTTGGCTATCAGAAGAGAATGATTGATCACCTGAGTCCAAATAGAAAAGATGACTCATATGCTGAAATTTATTGGGAAATATTTAATGCAATAACATCTGCATCTGAAGACTATGCGAGAAATCATAATATTGAAATTGGAAGATTGGCGCCTTTATCTATAAGTAAGTATAAGGCGGGAGCTTCAATGGGCAAGCATACAGACTCTAATGGCTCAGATGGCCCGCAGACCATATCCGTTGTCTGCTACCTGAATGATAATTATGAGGGTGGACAAATTAGATTTGCAGATCAAGGGATCGAGATAAAGCCAAGAGCTGGTAGTATAGTTATATTCCCATCTAAGCCACCATTTTTTCATGAGTCTATGACTGTTATATCTGGATGGAAGTATATTTCTCCTGGATTCTGGAATATACAATAACCATTCTGGTGGTATAATTTATTTATTATGGCTACATCATTTCCTAATGGGCTAGACTCATTAAATAACCCGTCTTCTGGCTCCCTACTAAATCAGTCAGCTTTGAATCATGCTACGCAGCATACGAATATAAATGACGCAATTGAGGCTATTCAAGCTAGAGTAGGAATTGAAGGGTCTTCAAATGTAAACTCATTAGAGTATAGACTAAATGCCGTAGAAACATTATCTGGGTCAAATACAATTGTTCAGGATACTGCTTCAAACTGGTTTACAGAAAATCCGATACTTGCAACAAATCAGGTTGGTATAGAGACGGACACATTAAAGATAAAGTTTGGCACTGGTGATAACTGGAATGATATTCAGTATACAGCAGTAACCCCACCAGAATTAGAAAGCAGCCTAGAAGACTATCTTCTAGTTACAGATAGAGGTTCCATTAACGGAGTAGCCTCTTTAGATTCTTCAGGAAAGATACCAGATACAGAAATACCATCAGGAATTACAAGAGACTCAGAGCTTTCAGCGCATAATTCAGCAACTACTTCAGTTCATGGTATCACAGATACAGCAGATTTAGCTACAAAGTCTTATGCTGATACGGCTGCCTCTAATGCAGTAGCTGCTTTAGTTGATTCAGCTCCAACAGCTTTAAATACTTTAAATGAGTTAGCAGCAGCAATAAATGATGATGCAAGCTATGCAGCAACAATCACAACAGCGCTTGGATTAAAGCAAGATAAGGTTTCTGGTGTTTCTGACACCGAAATAGGATACTTAGATGGAGTTACATCTGCAATACAAACACAAATTAATGCAAAAGCCAGTTCGCTAATTCAATTTAATCAGAAGTCATCTTCTTATACAATTCAGCTTTCTGATAAGGATAAAATTATAGAAATGTCTGGCGGTGGAACTATTACAATTCCTGCCGAGGCATCGTTGGATTTACCAGTAGGCTTTGCTGTTGAAATTCTTCAGACTGGATCATCTCAAGTAACAATTGCTGGAGACGGATTTACTCCAAATGCGACACCAGGACTAAAGTTGAGAGCGCAATGGAGTAGTGCTTCATTAATTAAGCGTGGCTCTGATCTATGGATTGTTAGCGGCGATTTGAGCGCATAATGGCCAGACATCTCAGAATTGCTAGAGGATCTGGTGTTAGAAAAGTGGCCGTACCAGATCTTTCTGATTTAACTAAGTCAGAAACAGAGTCCTTGCTATCCTCTTTGGGATTAACATATTCATCTTCATCTAGCAATACAGAAACATCAGGATTAAATAATAAGATTAAAAGTCAGGGAACAACTTCGCAATCAGTTGTCCCAATAGGATCATCTATATCATTTGAATACTATTCTTACGTTGCTCCACCATATTTCCCATATTTCCCGTACTTCCCTTCATTTGTGCCTACACCATATGTTGCACTTGGATATAGTGATACTGGAACAAATATTCTTTTACAATGGTCAACTGCTGGAGGTCCAGCTGCAACATCAGTTTCCTATGGAGGGTCACTTGCTGGATATGTCAATACATCAGTAAACAACGGAGGAACTGGTACAGCATACGTTGATTCTCCATATGGACAATCTGGAAACATAAATGTAACTATTCAAACTGCTTATGGTTCAGCAACGAGTAATACTGTTGATTATACAAACTATCACACACCTCCGTACAGCAATACACCGCCATATGATAACGTACCACCATATGACAATACACCGCCATATGATAATACACCTCCGTACGATAACACCCCGCCGTACGATAATACCCCACCGTACGATAACACACCGCCGTACGACAACACACCAGCGCCTCCGTACTTCAAGGGAAGCAAGGGTCCTGGCTGTATCTATGCAGACTCTAGAATTCTTACTGCTAGCGGATACGTTACAGCAGATCGCATATCAGTCGGAGATAAGCTTGTTACATTAAACCCTTATGGTCTTCCAGGAAGCACTATACTTAATTCAAGCACTGCAGCTAACCTTGATCTAGTAGATGTAGAGGTTCTTAGTGTTGAAAAGAGCACAAAGGATGTAATTGGATTCAATAACTCTTCAGCGCTTTATTCCAAAGCACAGCCTGTAATTATAGAGGTTGATGGAAAGTTTACATATCTACCAGCTGGAGAAATTTCAATAGGCGATTCAATAATTGATGTAAATACCGAGACTGGGAAAATATCTAGTGTTATTGTAGAGTCAACTCAAGCTCAGAGTTCAGTAGAAGTTTACGATATAAGAACTACACCGTATCAGTGGTACATTGTAGAAAACAGTTTAGTAATCACATAATGTTAAATAAAGTATATGTTATTTGTCTACATGATATAATATGAAGGGATGGTCAAAATGTCAAAAAAAGATATTGTTACAGTAGAAAATTTTATCAATGAAGAAGAATGCAATAAGATTTTAGATTATCAAAAATATTTAACAGAAAATGATCTATGGACAACATTAAGTAAAGAAAATGAGCCTAGACAAAACTGGACAAAAAGATTTTGTAGTGTAAAAACATTGGTTGTTGATAAAAATAGATTTGGTAAAGAAAAAGATATTGAGATTGCTAAATTGTGCCTAGATATTAGAGCAAGAATTAAAAACACAATAATCAATGAATGGAACCTTCCTGTTGATATCTATCCAGACTCGCTGACCCTTGTGAGATGGCCATCTGGAGAAACACAGCCAGCGCATGCAGATTATGAAAATTTTGGAAGGCAGCCTCATATATATAACTGGAGAGATATAGGAGTAGCGCTTTACCTAAACGATGATTTCGAAGGAGGAAGAATATCCTTCCCACAGTATAATCACTCCGTTGAAATAAAAAAGGGAATGTTGGCATTTTTTCCTGGAGACATGCAGCATGCACATGGAGTTAAGTCCGTAAGCAATGGATGCAGGCACACAATCAATGTATTCTTTACATTTGATAAAAGACACGAGGATGGCGATAACTATGGCATTTGATCCAACTGTGAATAAGTGGAAAAAAGAAAACACATTTCGCTTCTCTGACGGACACATAACATTACAAACTATTGTTTTGCCAAAACAAACATTTCAAAGTGTAATATTTGAAACAGATTTTGAGGGTAGACTTACAGACTTAGGAATAAAGTTTATTAAGGAGCATGATGATATTAGTGATGCAAGTACCTGGCATGACTCAATGTGCAATGATTTTTTAATTAAAAATTTAAATATTACAATTAACTCTATTTATAAAAAAATTTTTTTAGAAGATAAAATGAGCATTAACGATGGCCCATTCTTTTTAAAGTTTGATAAACCAATTCAAGGCAATAGTATTGTTGGTCAGATAGTAGGATGATGATGTCTTCGGAAATTGAAATAATACATGTATCGTCTCCAAACATAATAATTGTTAAAAACTTTTTAAATAAACAAGATATTGAAAAAATTATGTCCACCTCAAAGTGGTCTGAGGATATATGGGAAATAGATTTTAAGATAAACTATCCAAAGCAAGAAGATATGCCAGAAAATATATGGTCAGCTATTAAGCGATGGGATGGTATGTGCATCAATATATCAAGAAAAAATAAAGAGTATGATTTAGACTATAATTTTTATGACAAAGTTTCTGATGATATTAAAGGCTATGTATCTCAAAAATTTAATGTAGATAATCTAAGAAGAGAGCAGTACTTAATAAATAGATGGCGTATTGGAAGACAGCAGTCTCCTCATTTAGATTACTTTATAGAAGATGATAGAGATCATGACTATGAGATGCTGGCAGGATATGGGCTAGATAAAAATTCAATAGATTCATTTAAAAAGTCATTTAAGACAAAGCATTACTCATCACTTGTATATTTAAATGATGATTATGAGGGAGGGGAGCTATATTTCCCGCAACATGACAACTATGCTATTAAGCCAGAGCCAGGAACATTAGTGTGTTTTAAAGGAGACGATGAGAATCTTCACGGGGTCAAAGAGATTACAGAAGGCACTAGATATACCTTATCCATGTTCTGGGAAGACCTAGACTATATGAATAAAATCAATCCTAAGGTATAATGAAAACATGTCATATGCACTAGAAGTAATAAAAGACAGCCCAATCATGCTCCTCCCTTTGGACGAAACAGTTGGGCCAACAGCATATGATATTTCTGGATGTGGTAATAACGGAACTCATTCAGATGGAATACTATCTGGCCTATTGCCTCTTATCCCTGGCGGTGTAACTGGAACAAGAATAACCAATACAAAGTATGTAGATTGCTCACTAGTTAACAACTACTACGGCCAGGAGCAGGTAGTCTCCTTTGCAAATGCTGGATTCTCAGATAACGACTTCTCTATGGAGATATGCATATATCCTAATTTCAATACAGCGGAAAACCTAATATTTGGAGACCAGGTAAACGACATAGGAATCTCCTGGCAGAAAGGCAATATTATATTCAAGCTTCAAGGTGAGGTGCTTGAGTATACAGTTCCATATTATAAAAAAGCATTACATATTGTTGCAGTATATAGTGTAAGCTACATGGCTTTATTCTTAGATGGATCAGCAGTAGCGTACAAAACATTATCAGGCTTTAAGTTTACAAATGAATATTTAAATATATCTATTGGTCCAACTGCCTCATCTAGTTCTACTTTCATAGCGGATGCCCCAGCAATATATAGATATGCATTACCAGAGAGTCGAATAAAAGAGCATTACAGAATGATGCAGTATGAGATTCCACCAATCCAAGTTGCTGCTCCAGAAGATGGAATCCTATACTCTATTTCAGATGAAAATTCAAAAGAAATTTATTCAGTATCGTATCCATCTGCAAGAAGCTTAGAATATTTATTGGTTGATGGTCTGTCATACGATAGCCTAACAAATTCTCTATATATGACAATCACAGACACTCAAGAGGAGTCAACCGTTGTAATAACAGATAAGGTACCTATATTTTCTCAAAGCTCAATTTTAAGATCAAAGATAAGATGGCTTGGGGACAACGGTGTATCAGTAGAGACAAGCCTTGACGGTGAAACATATTCTCAATGTGTTAATGGAGCTGCAATTCCAGATCTAGAATCAGGAGTAGCATCTGGTTATGGTGAAATTTATATTAAGATTACATTTTACTCTTCAGACACATCTAGATATAACCCAGAGCTTTCATTTTTAAAGTTATCATTTTATTCTATAGACAACATAGTTGCCGAAAACAGTGGAGATATCATCTACAAAGAGGGAGAAAGCAATCTAGTATTAGGAGACTTAAGGTATCCAGTGCTATCAAGAGACTATCGAAATGGCATAAGGGTAAAGGCAGATAACTCTTTTTATACAGAGTCGGATTCGATGTATAGAACTGTAGAGCTCTTCTACACACCCAGTTCCCTTGGGGCAAGCAGCATTTTAACAGTTGAAGATGATGCCTCAAAGTACTTAGAATATTATTGGCTGTCTGATGGCACAGTAATGAATATGGGTCCGACTGCAGTTTATGTAAATGGAGTAGATAAAACATTAGAAAGCTCTATTTCAAATGTTTTTAAGCCAGGAGAGCTTCATCATATAGTTTTTCTTTTCCAGGAGCTGGACATTCCAGTAAAGATCAGCTTTAATGGTGGCTCCAGACTAGACCAATCATTAACAACAGAGGGTCTTTATAGCAATATTACATTTTATAATCGTGAATTAACTCAATCTGAAATAGAAGCCCACTACTCCGCATACGTTTCTAGGCCATTATCTGGCATCCCAAGTGATACAATGACATTATCAGAATCTGGTATAGTAGTAAGAAATAATGACTGGCTTGTTATCAAAAGCATATAAAATGTCATTGGCATTGACAAAATCTGGACTTTAGCGTAAAAGAATGGTAAACTTATAACATTATGGACCTTTCAGATATCAAAAGAACTAG